GAGAGGCTGACCATGGATGGAGCTGCCCGAGGGGGTGGAAGGCCCCCGCACCGAAAGAGACCCGCCTTGGCAACGGGATTGTCCGTTGTTCTGGCGGGTTTTGTCTTTGCGGGTCCTTCCGGGGCCGAAAGCCGCGGGTACGCGCCCGAGCGCGACGTTTTCCTAGGCACCGGGGCTTCCTAAGGGGACCGGGACCGAATGGCAGCGGAGGGTTGCACGCAACGGCAGGTGGCCGAGGCCCTGGGAGTCTCTCCCCGCCACGTGAGGCGGCTGATCGAGGATGGGGTGCTCCCCAGGCCGAAGGGCCCCCGTCGGTACGACCTCGCGGCCTGCGTGGAGGCGTACTACCGGTGGAAGTTCGACCGGGGAGACGACGGGGACTCCCCCGACCTGGCCCGGGAGCGGGCGTTACTGGCCCGCAGTCAGCGCCAGAAGGTGGAGCTGGAACTCCGGGTGCGCCGGCAGGAGCTCGTGGAGCTCTCCCATGTGGAGGCGGTGTTGTCGGAGGTGTTCTCCCGCTGTCGGGCGAAGCTCCTCGCACTACCGACCAAGGCGGCTCCGCTTCTGGTCGGGGTGAAGTCGCTCCCCCGGGCCCGGGACGTGCTGGACGGCCTGGTGCGGGAGGTGCTGAACGAGCTGGCCGCGTTGGAAGTGGCAGACCTGACGGAAGGCACGGGTGAAGCTGACGGAGACGCTGAGACGGGCGCTGAGGACGTGGGCGCCGCCGCCCAAGCTCACGGTAAGCGAGTGGGCCGACGCCCGAAGGGTGCTCAGTCCCGAGGCAAGCGCAGAGCCCGGGCAGTGGTCCACTGATCGTGTGCCGTACCTGCGGGGGATCATGGACGCCTTCTCGGACCCCGAGGTGGACACGGTGACGGTGATGAAATCCGCCCAGGTGGGCGGGACGGAGTTCATCCTGAACGTGATCGGCTACCACATCGACCAGGATCCGGCCCCGATGCTCGTGCTCCAGCCGACGCTGGAGATGGGGCAGACGTTCTCGAAGGATCGGCTCGCCCCGATGCTCCGGGACACGCCGTGTTTGCGTGGCCGTGTGCACGATGCAAAGGCGCGGAACAGCGGGAACACCCTGCTGCACAAGACCTTCCCGGGCGGCCACATCACGATCGCTGGGGCAAACAGCCCGGCCGGTCTCGCGTCGAGGCCCATCCGGATCGTGCTCTGCGATGAGGTGGACCGGTACCCGCCATCGGCCGGGACCGAGGGCGACCCCGTGAACCTCGCCTTCAAGCGCTCGACCACGTTCTGGAATCGGAAGCGGGCCCTGATCTCCACTCCGAACATCAAGGGGCTCTCGCGGATCGAGGCGAGCTTCGAGGAATCGGACCAGCGGCGGTTCTGGGTTCCGTGCCCGGAGTGCGGGGAGTTCCAGGTGTTGCGTTGGGCTCAGGTGCGATGGGAGCCGGGCAAGCCGGAAACGGCCTGGTACGAGTGCGAGCACTGCAGGGCCCACTGGGACGACGCGAAGCGTTGGGAGGCGATTCGGCACGGGGAATGGAGGGCCGAGGGGGAGTTCCGCGGGCACGCCGGTTTTCACATCTGGGAAGCATACAGCCCGTGGGTGCGGTTGTCGGAGATCGTGGCGGCGTTCCTCGAGGCCAAGAAGCTGCCCGAGACGCTCCAAACCTGGGTGAACACGAGCCTCGGCGAGACCTGGGAGGAACAAGGCGACGAGGTGGACGGCCACGAACTCCAAGAGCGGTGCGAACAGTGGGACCCGGAGGTCCTCCCGGAGGGCGTCGTGGTGCTCACGGCCGGCGCCGACGTCCAGGACGATCGGATCGAGGTGGAGGTGGTCGGATGGGGCCGGGACGAGGAGTCCTGGTCTGTCGCCTGGAAAACGCTGTGGGGCGACCCGCAGAAGCCCGCTGTGTGGCGGGAGTTCGATCGGTTCCTGCAGCGGCGCTGGGACCACAGCCTGGAAGGGGTGCGGCTCGGCATCGCTGCAGCGTTCATTGACTCGGGGCACCTCCCCAAGGAGGTGCACAAGTTCACCCGCGGGAAGGCGGGGCGGCGGGTCTTCGCGTGCCGCGGCTCATCGGAGCCCGGTAAGCCGCTCCTGGCCGGAGTGAGCCGCCGGAACGGCCAGCGCGTGCCCGTGTACTACGTCGGCACCGACACGGCCAAGGGCACGATCCTGGCCCGGCTGAAGATCGAGGAGCCCGGGCCGGGGTACATGCATTTCCCCATCGGCCGGGACCGGGAGTACTTCGAGCAACTCACAGCGGAGAAGGCCGTCCGGCGGCATCGGAAGGGGCAGCCCTACCGGGAGTGGATCAAGAAGCGGGCTCGCAACGAGGCCCTGGACTGCCGGGTGTACGCGATGGCGGCCCTGGAGCAGCTCAACGCCAACCTGGACAAGCTGGCGGCCCAGCTCGAACGGCAGGCCGAGGCGGCCCAGCAGAAGCCCCGGGAGCTCCTCGAGGACGCGGAAGAGGCTGGGGTGACCCGGGAGGCCGTGGCCGCGGCGCACAAGCGCGTCCGGCCGAGGGCGCGTCGAGCCAGCTGGGTGACCGGATGGAGGCGTTAACGTGAGAAACGTACCCGAGAAGCTCTACGCCGGGGACACGCTGAAGTTCGACGTCCCGGCCCCGTCTGATGGTCACACGACGTACCGGGCCTCCGACGGCTGGGCCCTCTCCTTCCGCCTCGTGGGCTCCAGCGGCACTTACACGTTCGACGCCGCGGCCGACGGAGACGGCTTCTCCGTCAACGTTGGCGCCGCCACCACGGCGGGTTGGCCCCCGGGCTTCTACTCGTGGATGGCGTACGTCACCAAGGCCGGCGAGCGGCACATTGTCGGCTCGGGGCACATGGAGATCGCGCCCGACCCTACGACCGCTTCGGCTACGGATACCCGCTCGCACGTCAAGCGCCTCCTGGATGCCATCGAGGCGGTGCTGGAGGGCCGGGTCACCAAGGACGTGGAGTCGTACGCCATCGGCGGCCGCCAGCTCACGCGGATTCCGATCCCGGAGCTCCTGCGGCTGCGCGACAAGTACAAGGCGGAATACCGGCGAGAGCTCCAGGCCGAGCGACTGGCCAAGGGACTCCGGAGCGGCCGGACGGTGCGGGTCCGCAACCTGGGGCAGAGGTACTGACGTGGGCCTTCTGGATTTCTTCCGGAAGAAGGCTGCGGACGCGGCGCCTCCGGCTGCGGCGCAGGCCAAGCGACTTGCTTCCATTGGCCGCAGGTCGCAGCGGCGTTCGTTCGACCTGGGGGGTACGTCCGCGGTGACCGAGGGGTGGCCGGGTCGCGGGTCTCGCAGCATCAACGAAGACCTCCGGGCGCGGCTCCTGCTCATGCGCAAGCGCAGCCGGGACCTGGCCCAGAACAACGATTACGCGAAGCGGTTCAAGCGGCTGTGCATCACCAACATCGTCGGGCCGAAGGGTGTGGGGATGCAGGCCCAGGCCCGGAACCCGGACGGCGCCCTGGACGTGCCGGCCAACGAGCGGATCGAGGAGGGGTGGAAGCAGTGGGGCCGCCGCGGCAGTTGCGAGATCACCGGGATGCTCAGCTGGGTGGATGTGCAGCGGATGTGTGCCGGGACGGTTCCGGAGGACGGCGAGATCCTGGTGCTCCTGGTGGAGGGACAGGCCGCCGGGAACCCCGAGGGGCTCGCGCTGCAGGTGCTGGAGCCCGACGCGCTTCCCATCCACTTAAACCGCGAGCTGCCCAACGGGAACCGCATCGTGATGGGCGTGGAGGTCACCCCGGCCGGGCGCCCCGTGGCCTACTGGCTCTCGCGCAAGCGGGACGCGTACCACTCGCTGCAGGAAGGGGACTACGTCAGATTTCCTGCCGAGAAGGTGATCCACCTCTTCGTGCCGGAGTATCCGAATCAGCTCCGGGGTATCCCGTGGTTCCACTCCGCCGGCGTGCGGCTCAATCAGATCGGGGCATACGAGGTCGCGGAGGTCGTAGCGGCGCGGCTGGGGGCGGCAAAGATGGGCTTCTTCACGCCCTCGGAGTCGGAGGAGTACGAGGGCGAGGGCGAGGATGACGACGGCGACATCATCACCGAGGCGGAGCCCGGGGTGTTCGAGAAGCTCCCGCCCGGGGTGCAGCTCCAGACCTGGGACCCACAGCACCCCAACGCGAACTTCGACGAGTTCGTGAAGCGGGAGCTCATGGGCGTCGCGGCCGGGCTCGGCGTCTGTTATCCGACCTTGGCCTCGGACCTGGAGGGAGTGAGCTACAGCTCCGGCCGGCTCGGAACCCTGGACGAACGCGACATGTGGATGTTCCTCCAGGACTGGTTTGCCGAGACCCTCTGCCAGCGCGTGTTCGAGGCGTGGCTCCCGAGGGCTCTGCTCTCCGGCACCGTGCAGCTACCGCTCCGAAAGCTGGACAAGTTCTCGGCGGTGCGCTGGCAGCCCCGCCGGTGGGCTTGGGTGGATCCCCTCAAGGACATGGTGGCCAACGAGAAGGCCGTGAAGCTGCGGATCAAGAGCCGCCGGCAGATCGTGGAGGAGAACGGCGGGGACTTCGACCAGACGATCGCGCAGCTGGAACAGGAGGAGAAGGCGCTTAAGGAGAAGGGCCTTCTGCCACCCGACAAGGAGGTCGGAAATGGAAAGGCAGCTACCGGCTGAGCTTCGGAGCACGTACGGCAACCGGGCCGTCCGGATCGGGGAGCGCGAGTACCGCCTCGAACGCCCCCTGTACCGAACCTTCTCCCTCAGCCGGGAGGAGATCGACGAGGAAGCTCGAACCGTTCCGCTGAGCTTCTCCAGCGAGGCCCCGGTGGAGCGATGGTTCGGAGTCGAGGTCCTCGACCACAGCCCCCAGAGCGTCCGTCTCGGGCGCCTCAACAACTCCGGTCCACTGCTCGTGGACCATGACCCCCGCATCCAGATCGGCGTCGTGGAAAGGGCCGAGGTCGGCAGCGACCGGAGAGGTCGTGCCGTAGTGCGCTTCGGAAAGAGCGCACGAGCCGACCAGGAGTTCCGCGACGTGCTGGACGGCATCCGAGTGAACGTCTCGGTGGGGTACATGGTCCACCGGATGGTCCTGGAAGAGACCTCCGACGAAGGCGGGGACGTCTTCCGGGTAGTGGACTGGGAGCCCCTGGAGATCTCCATCGTCAGCATTCCGGCCGACACGAGCGTCGGCGTCGGGCGCCAGGATGGTTTCCAGGGGGTGGAACCTGAGCGGCTCGTCAAGGAGGACAGCGGAAACCACACGGAGGTGAGAGACATGAACCGGAACACCACTCAGCAGACGCAGCAGACTCCGCCCCAGGCCCCCCAGGCCCGGGCGCAGGACCCGCAGGGCCCCCCTCTGGCGGCGCCTCAGGTGACCGAGCCGGACGGGAGCCGGGTGGCGGCCGAGCTGCTCGCCATCGCCGGGCAGTTCGTACGGCACGTCCCCGACGCGTACGAGATCGCGCGGCAGATCCTGGAGGCGGGTGGCGGCGTGAGTGAGTACCGTCAGGCGCTTCTGGAGAAGATGGGCCGGCAGGATCCGGTGGCGGCCGTGCCGGACCCGGTGGACATCCAGCTCTCCGAGGGAGAGCAGCGCCAGTACAGCATCCTCCGGGCCATCCGCATCGCGGCCGGCCTGGAGGACGACGGCATCGAGCTCGACATCTCCAACGAGATCGCCAAGCAGCTCGGCCGGAGCACGCGCGGGATCTACGTGCCCATGAGCCTCCGGAAGGCCCCCTACAGCCGCCAGGCCGTCGAGAACGTGCTCGGCCGGGCCCTCGTGTCCACCGGCGGCGAGGGCCAGGAGCTCGTGCCTACCGAGCTGAGCGACCTGATCGAGCTCCTGCGCAACCGGATGATGGTCCGCCGGCTCGGCGCCCGGGTGCTCTCCGGCCTCAACGGCAACGTCGCGTTCCCGCGCCAGACTGGTGCCGGGACGCTCTCGTGGGTCGCCGAGAACCCGGGGTCTGACCTGGGCGATTCCGACGCCACCCTGGACCAGGTGACCCTCTCGCCCAAGACGGCCATGAGCACCACGGCGTACAGCCGGCAGCTCCTGGCACAGAGCTCCATTGACGTGGACATGTTCGTCCGCGACGACCTCATGGCGATCGGGGCCCTGGGGCTCGATTACGCGGCGATCAACGGCACCGGTACCAACAACGAACCCCTGGGCATTCTGAACACCACGGGCATCGGCTCGGTGGTGGGTGGAACGGACGGTGCGGCCCCGACCTGGGACCACATCGTGGACCTGGAGTCCGAGGTCGCCATCGACAACGCCGACGTGGGCAACCTGGCCTACCTCACCAACGCCAAGGTCCGCGGCAAGCTCAAGAAGACGACCAAGGTTTCGGGCGACGCCGGCGCCGGGTTCGTCTGGGACCGCGGCGACGAGCCGGGGTTCGGCGAGGTGAACGGCTACCGTGCGGCCGTCTCGAACCAGGTGCCCTCGAACCTCAACAAGGGCACGAGCGTGGGCGTCTGCTCCGCGATCATCTTCGGCAACTTCTCCGACCTGCTCATCGGCGAGTGGGGCACGTTCGAGATCATCGCGGACCCCTACTCGAAGAAGAAGCAGGCCCTGGTGGAGCTCACCCTGTTCTTCCTGGCCGATGTCGCGGTCCGGCATCCGGAGAGCTTCGCGGCCATGAAGGACGCGCTGACGGCGTAACCGAGAGGCGGGGAGCGGGGCCCCGAGCCCCCTCCCCGTCCTGAATGGAGGTGACCCATGAAGGTGTTCATCCTGCGCAACACGGTGGCGGACGGAGGGAAGGTGCTCGAAGCCGGCAGGGTCGTGGACCTGTCCAAGGAGGACGCCGAGTTCCTGGTGCGTCTCGGGAAGGCCCGGAGGCCCACGCCGGAAGACCTGAAGGCGCCCAAGCGCGCCAAGGAGGGCTTACCCGTGCGCGTCAAGATCCTGGACACCGTCATGGCCTCGGGGCGCGTCCTTGAGGCCGGCGAGGAAGCGACGCTTCCGAGGACCGAGGCCGAGAGCCTGATCCGCCGGAAGAAGGCCGAGGAGATCCCCGAGGGCAACAAGGGGAGGAAGGGCCGAAAGTGATCGATCTGGCTGACGACACGGCCGTCTTCTTCGACACCCAGGACGGGTTCGCCGAAGACTGCGACTTCCTGGGCGGAGGCCTCCAGGCACCCGTCCGGGCGCCGGTCGTGTGGACCGACGAGCGCCTGGAGGACCCCGACGGCGACGCGTACGCCGACCGGGCCGTGATCCTCGCGCCGGCCTCGGCGTTCATCGCCCCGGACGTGCCCGAGCGCGGCTGGACGGTGACCCGCGACCCCGACGGCACGCCCGAGACCTGGAGGGTGCGGCGGGTCTCCCGGGACCCCTGGGCCTACCGGCTCGAGATCCAGCGGGGCACGCGGCCCGTTCCGGCGAGGTGACCATGCTCCGGGCGACGTTTCACACGGCCGTGGTCCAGGAGTTTACCCGGGAGTTCACGGGCGAAGCCCACCGCCGGAGTCTCCGGAAGGCGGCCCGCTCCGAAGCCTTCCGGTTGCGCCGATCGCTGCGTGAGCACCTGCGTTCGGGCGCCGGTGTGACTCCGCGGGCGCAGCTTACCCGGCGCCTGGCCCGGAACCGGTGGCGGCAGGCTCTTCGGGCCTTCGCGAACTGGACCGCGTACCGCGTCACCGAGACCTCGCAGGGCGTGGACATCCTCGTGGGGATCGCCGTGCCTCATCCGGACGCCGGGCAACAGGCCGAGCGGGCCAGGCGCCAGTGGCTTGCCGAGATGGCCGTCAAGGGGGCCCGCTGGGCCATCACCCGGGAGGCCCAGGCGGCCATCGCGGCCCGGATCCGCAAGAAGGGCGCACGCCCCACCGTGGGGCGTGGCCGGGCCCGCCGGAGCATCATCCCCGAGGTGGGCCACGTCGTGCGGCTGCCGCCGCGCCCGTTCACCGACACCTGGCTCCAGAAGGAGCGGGGCGGCAGGAACACGGCGGAGAACATCCAACGGCTTTACGAAATGGCGCAGCGTGGCGAGCGCTGGGCCCGTGACTGGTGGAAATCATGAGCCGCCGAACCGACATCCGGGACGCCATCGTCGCCAAGCTCCAGGGCCTCGGCCTCGGGGCCCCGGTGGGCACGTGGACCGGCGATCCGGAGGAGTTCAACGAGGACGAGAGCTTCCCGAGCGTGTGGGTGCTCTACGCCGGAGCCCAGTTCGGCGAGTGGCGCACCCTGGGCACCTCGAACCCGGTCTACGAGAGGGCCTTCGGGTTCGCCGTGTTCGTCGCGGCCACGAGTGAGACGGAAGCCCTCGGCATCCTGGAGGCGATCGAGCAGGGCCTGCCCGGGACCCTCACGGTCGGCAGCGACAAGCGGCGCGTGGAACTCGACGGGAACGAGGAGCTCATCGCCGTGGAGCTCGGCCGCTACTTGTACGGACAACGCTATCGGGTCCCGGACCCGTAACACGGAGGTAACGCCATGCTGGCCAAGGGAGCCAACCTGAAGCTCCTCATGGTGGAGGAGACGACATGGGGAACCAAGCCCACGATCACAGCGGGCGATTCCGTGAGGATCCCGTTCGACACGGAGAGCCTCGGCGCGTCCCAGGAACGCCAACAGAACCCCCATTTGAAGGGGGACCGGAATCCGGCTCGCGGTGTCTTGGGGCGAGTCGATGCCGGCGGAGACATCAGCTGCAAGCTGAACGGTCTGGATCACGGCCTTCTGCTGAAGGCCCTCCTCGGGAGCGTGACGACCACGGGAGCGGGGCCCTACACGCACACGTTCAAGATCGGGTCCAGCCTCCCGTCGTTCACGATCGAAAAAGGCTTCGCGGACATCGGACAGTACTTCGTGCTGACCGGGTTCAAGTGCGCCTCCGCCCGATTCGCCCTGAACCCGGACGGGTTCTTCGACCTCTCGACGACCTGGATGGGTAAGGGCGAGGACGCATCGAGCCCGGCGGCGTCGAGCATGGACAGCGCGCCGACCGAACGGACCGACGCCGTCTTCTCGATGACCGATGCCACCATGGTGATCCAGGAAGGCGGAGCGAATATCGCCACACTCACCGGCCTCGAATTCAGCTACGAAAACGGCCTCGACGGCAACGTGTACACGTTGGCCAACCAGGGGCAACGCGGGGCGCTCCCGGCAGGCGCCGTTCGGATCACCGGGGAGCTCACGGCCCTGTTCGAGGACGTCAGCCTCTACAACAAGGCCAAGAACTCCACCGAAACCAGTATCGCCATCACCCTGCAGCGCGGTGACGGCTCGGGGTCGGCCGGCAACGAGAAGCTCCAGCTGTTTCTCGACGAGATTCTGTTCGGCAAGGCCATTCCCAAGGCCGAGGGGCCCGCCGGAGTCCTGCTGAAGCTGCCGTTCGAGGCGTACTACGAGGACGCAGCCGAAGCCAGCGCGTTTCGCGCGGTGCTCTTGAACAGCATCGCAGCCTATTAGGAGGCCACCATGCTCGTGATCGGAAAGCCGGTCGAGATCCGGCGGGTGTTCGAGGTGGACGGGGAGTTCTTCGAGGTCACCTACCCGGTCCGGCCGCCGGGGAAGGCCCTGTGGGAGGAGGTCCTGAAGGCCAAGAAGAAGGCCGAGGAGAGCGGCGACACGGACGCCGTTTTCTGGACCCCGGAGCGGCTGGCCCCCTACCTCTCCGGGAACCTTGGCGGGGTCACCTGGCCCGACGGGTCCCACATCCGGCCCACCGTCGAGGACCTACGGCGCTTGGAGGTTGAGGCGCCCAGCATCTACGCGGGCGCCATCGAAGCCGTGTACGCGGCGGCCCCCCGGAAGGCGGAGGCCGACCGAAAAAACTCGAAGACCTCGTCCGCTGGCATTTCGGCCATGGCGCCGAGTACTGCCGGGCATGCCGACTAGCGGGCGAGGCGAAAGGGATCGAGCGTGACTGCGCGCAGTGCGAAGGCCGCAAGCCCGAGCCGGACCCGGACAACCGGGAAGCGTGGGAACTCTTCTGCGCGGCCGCGACTCAGTGGCGACGGGCCGGCATGGAGGGGATTCCCACCGGGCTTGATTACGCAGCCGTGGACGCACTGCGGCGGGCCTTCGGGATCCGGTCCGGCCGGGATCTGTGGGAACGGATCCGGGTGTTGGAAGCGGAGGCCTTGCGGGTGATGACGAAGCGGATCCAGGAAGAACGCCCCCATGGCTGACGCCAAGCTCAACGTCAAGTTCACGGTCCGCGACGAAGGCGCCCCCGTCATCGAACGGGTGCGGCGCAACTTCCGCCGAATGGCCGATGACGGGGCCCGGGCCGGCAAAGACGTCTCCTCGGCATGGAAGACGGCCCTGGGGGTGTTCGCCGGGGTGGGGGCCGTCAACATAGCCTCGGCTGCGCTTCGGGTGCTGCGGGACCTGACGATCGGGCTCGTCATGGACACCGCGAAGCTCGCCGAAGTCCAGGAGACGGCCGAGCGGCGCATGGAGGCGGTCCTCAGGGCTACCGGCGGGGCCGTGGGCTACACCGCCGACCAGCTCAAGCGGATGGCGGCCGAGTTCCAGGACGTCCTCGGTATCGGAGACGAGGAGATTCTACGCCTCCAGACCGTGATGCTGACCTTCCGGAACGTGACGGGGGAGGTGTTCCGTGAGGCCATCGAGCTCACCGCCGACATGGCCTTCGTCATGGGCACCGACGCCCGCTCCGCCGCCATCCAGCTCGGCAAGGCCCTCAACGATCCCATCCAGGGGGTCTCGGCGCTTCGGCGTGTGGGCGTGTCGTTCACCGAGCAGCAGAAAGAGCAGATCCGCGCCCTGCAGGAGTCCGGTGACCTCATGGGGGCGCAGAAGATCGTTCTGGCGGAGCTCCGGCAGGAGTTCGGCGGGGTCTCCAGGGAGATGGACGGCACGTGGAAGCGCGCCACCGAGAACCTCTCCCACGCTTGGGGGGATTTCAAGGAACAGCTCGGGGCCTTTGTCACCGAGGACCGGTCCGTAATCGGGTTCCTCGAAGACCTGACGGGTGTGGTGAAGAAGCTCGCCGAGCAGGCGGAGCGGTTCCGAAAGTTCATGTGGGGACCGAAGGGAGCGGAGACCCTCGCCCACGAGCGCACCATGCTGGAGTGGCAGCTGGGCATGGCGGCCACGCCGGAGATGCGGCAGGCCATCCAGCGCCGGCTGGACGTTCTCGCGGCGTCGGAGCGCGGGGCAGAGGCGTACCCCGACCCCTGGGTGGAAGCGGCCCGGCGGCATGCAAAAGCGGTTCGGATCACGCAGAACATCCTGAGAAATGCAGAGCAGGATCGCCAGGCAAAGGCGAAGGCCGTCACGGATCCTTACGCCGAGGGCCTCCGGCGCCTCAAGGAGGTCACCACCGCCGACCTCATCGTTCTGCAGCGCCTGGAAGAGAAGCGCCACCAGGAGCACCTGGACCGGCTTCTCCATATGGACAAGAGCTACTCCGAGAAGCTCCGCCGCCTCAAGGAGATTACGACGGCCGACCTGATCGCCATACAAGAGGCCCAGGCCACGGCTGCAGCTCGTCCGGCCGGGAGCCAGGAGGACATCGTCCGCGCCCTCACCGACAACGCCACCACGAACCCGCTGCGGCGGCTCAAGGAGGTCAGTGAGCAGGACTGGAAGGTGATTCGGGAGGTCCAAGATCGGTTCAAGAAAGACCTGGAGGATACTGGAAGCACGGCCCAGGATGCGGCCAGGCAGATCCAGATGGGATTCGGGAGTGCCTTCGCTCGAGCGCTCGTCTATGGGGAGAAGTTCTCCGACAGCATGAAGGGGTTGTTCTCGGACCTCGCCAGCTATGTCACAAGCGTGTTCGCCCGGGCCACGGTGGGCAGCGTGTTCGGGCTGTTTGGCTTGGATCTCGGATTCTCCCTCGGATCGATCTTCAAGTTTCACGACGGCGGCGAGATTCCCGCCCTCCCCCGGGCCCACACCGGCCTGAACCTGGCCCCCGACGAGGTGCCGATCATCGCCCAGACGGGGGAGCGGGTGCTGAGCCGCGATCAGAACCGGGACTTCACCGACTTCCTCCGCCGGGAGCGCGAGGAGCGGAGCCGGCCCGCGGTGGTGGAGCTGGTGCTCGACGGCCGCACGCTGGCCCAGGCCTTGGTGGACCTGGCCGAGGACGGCCGCTTCCCCGTGGTGCTGAGGGCCTGAGCCATGGCCCGGCCCCGGCTCCTCTGGCGCGACGCGGCCCGGCAGGCCACGGTGACGGCATCGAGCACGGCCGACGGCACCGAGGCGGCCGCTCTTACCCGGCCGCACCTCTCCGACGTGTGGCAGTGCACCGGGAGCCAGGCTGCCGAGTGGATCAAGCTGGACCTGGGCTCGGCCGTGGCGTGCGGCGGATTCGCCCTGATCGGCCACGACCTGGACGGCACGGAGACCGGGCTCACGCTGCAGGCCAACTCCACCGACGACTGGACCAGCCCGCCGTGGTCCCTGAGCCTCACGCATCAGTCGGGCGTCATCGCGGCGTTCTTCAGCGAGCAGACGTACCGGTGGTGGCGGTTCACCTTCACTAAGGCCTCGGCAGCGGACCTCCGCAGTGCCGGCCGGCTGATGCTGGGCCCCTCGTATGAGATCACCAGGGGCCCGCGGCGCGACGGCTTCCGATGGGGGCATCGGGATCTCTCGACCGTGCGGGTGGTGCCGGGCGGCCAGGCCCATGCGGATGCCGGGGCGGTACTCCGCACCCTCTCGGCTGCGCTGCCCGCGCTGCCCCAGGCCGACGTGGACGAGATCCAGGCCATGGCGGCCTCGATGGGCACGCACACCCCCTGGTTCCTGCATCTCAACCCAGACCTGGCCCCCTCCGGGTGGGCCCTGTACGGCCGGCTCACCCGGCTCGGCGGCGCCGAGTACCGCACGTACGACGGCGGCCACCTGTGGGACGTGGCCCTGGAGATGGAGGAGTGCGCGTGACCCTGGCCGACGCCCTCAAGGAGCCCACGAGCCGCCTGGTGGTGCTGGCCACGATCCGCGCGGGCCAGACCCTGGAGGCGTGGACCCAGGACGCTACGTACACCAACCTCTGGTGGAGCTCGACATCCCTGGAGGTGGAGGGGGTGCGCGAGGACGGCTCGGACCTCACGGCGGCGGCCGACCTGGCCGCGGCCAACGGCACCGACGGCTCGTACTACTGGGACCGGGCGGCCGGCCGCGTGTACGTCAACCCGAACGCCTCGAACCCTCACCAGGCCCTGATGCAGGCCCGGGTGGTCGTACGGGTGGCCAACCACCCCAAGCGCTGGGGGGCCGAGCGGTTCGAGCCGCGGCTGGCCGAACGCGTGGGAGTCTCGATCCGGGTCCCGGAGCGGTTCGGGGGCCTCGGGCAGATCGGCGGCGGCCGGCTGGTGATCGAGGCGGGCGACGGATGGGCCGACGGCCTCGAGGCCCTGGACTGGGACGCGGGGAGCGTGACCCTGGAGCTCGGGGCGGACGTGCTGAGGTAAGGAGGTTCGGATGGACGGCTTCACCTGGGCCTGGATCCTGTGGGCCCTGGCGTTCGTGGGGATCGAGGGGGCGGCGTTGGCGAACAAGCGCCGGGGCGACACCCTGAGCGAGCACGTGTGGAGAATCCGGGCACACA